GGATTGGCGCAAGGAAGATAAAATGTTCTAGGTAAAGCATAATCTAGATATTTGCGCTCCAAGCCCTTTCTTTTTTCGCCCGCGCTAGGATCATTTCCTCCGTCTAGAGCGAATTCAAGATGCTTTATGCCAGTAAGATTAAAGATCTGCTCGCGAATATCATCATGTTTAATATCGGGAATTTCTTGAGGCAATATGATATTTTTCTTGGGTTTCTGATCACCATCAAGGAAAAACAAAGATTTGCTGTCCCCAGTTTGCACCAAGCCGGTCATGCACTTTCCAAATATTGACGGGGCGCCCCCTGGGAAAACAATTATCTCGAACTGGTTCATTGCAGCTTCACCTAAAGTTCTTAGGCATTTTTTAACAAGTGCCGCTGCAAGTTGATCTTCAACAAAAACTCTTTTTTTGTGTTCGGTATTCAACCCTAAATGGAAGAATGCTTCACTAGGCTTGATATTTTGTTCTGAAATTATTTTTTGGGTGACAGGATCTGTTTGAAGTAAAATTATGGATTCCGGGGATAACTTTTCGATTATGTATTTAGAATGAGTGCCAATAAACACCTGATGCTTGTTTTCTAAACAGTGTTGAGTGAGGAACTCCATTAGCTTGACTTGCGCCCCGGGGTGCAAAGAAACCTCCGGTTCATCAAGAACAATTAGGCTGTTTGGTTCTAAATCCATTATTTTATGTACCAACATTACTACTGCAAATTCGCCGCTACCAGCGAATGCTTCACTATATTGAAGCGCCGTGGTCTGCATGATTGCAGTGTATGATGTACTTTCAAATAGTCTGTGTTTTATAAGCCGTATATTAACGTAGGTGCGACCCAGTATATTTGAAATTACATCTAGCTGACGTTTCGGTAGTTGAGTGTTTGAGAAAATTGTCTCTTGCTTTGCCCTAAACGGTCGAAAACTTTGCAGATCTTCATTTATAACGCGCTTCAAATATTTAGATCTGGAGCGCAAGTGCTCTTTAGCAGTTCTGTTTCGAAGTTGTCCTGTCATATCGCCATGATAAAAAAGCTTGTCAAAGGCACTGATCTCGCTTCGAAAATCAAGTATTTCTAATTCTTTTGTTATTCCTGACCACCTGGTTTTGCTGCGGCCTTTTAGTTTTTCACCCGGTTTTATTTCGGGCATCTTCTCCATTTGATCTTGAAGCAGTGGACGCGAAGGCTCCCAATAGTCTGGATTAGAGGCTTTCTTGATTCTCACTTGAATTACTTCAACAGTCTTACGCGAGTGCGGGTCTATGTATCCAAAAATGTAGCGCGGCCGTCCTCCCGACTCGTCAATTGGGTCAATGTCAGTAGAAAACCAATGATCCCCGATGTTCTCATGATGCGGGCAGCAGGCTAAAGCTCTTAATACTGAGCTTTTGTTTGCCCCGTTGCTGCCTACTATTGCGGTAATCGGAGTTGTAAAGTTCAATTGCAGGTTAGGGCTTAAGTTTTTAAAGTATGGGAATCTAATGTGGCGTATGGTTGGCTCGCACTTGCCTGCGTCAAATACTATTTTCAGCTTTTCGTTGATATCCATTTCTATTACTGCTCATATAGTTTTGAGAAATTGTTGTGAGCGAAAACTATGCCATAGGCGCGATGCCGAATTTATGGAAACATTCGGTTTAGAGGCTTTAAAATTTCTGCAATGCACGAACGACGACACCTACAATTCGGCAATGTTCATCAAACAGTTCAATAGGATAGCTTGGGTTCAGCGGCTTCAAGAACAATCGCCCACCGTCGCTGACTAGCTTCTTAAATGTGGCTTCATTGCTATCTGGTAGTTTGGCCACTACTAGTTTACCTGGGGCAACCTCTGCCTCAGTGTCGACCAATATAAGCGTGCCTTCAGTGATGCTTTGACCGGCCGGCGCTGTCATCGAGTCCCCCTTGACGGTCAGCCAAAAAGCCGCCCCCTTCGAATCGTACTCGGAAAATTCATACCGATCTGAGAATCCGGCAGGGTAGGGTTCAACCGCTTCGGCCCACGCGCCAGCGGCTACCCAACTAATCACCGGGTAACGGTAGGACTCGACAGGTTGATGGGTATCGCCAACGTTCGATTCTCTGATGCTCCCGCCAGTCATAGGACCGATGTTTTCAGAGAGCCATATGGCATTAACCCCGCATACATGCGCGATTTTTGGCAGATGTGCGCTCTGCAGGTTTTTTCCTGTTTCCAGCTGCGAAATCACGGGCTGCTCAACGCCCACCTTCATTGCAAGGGCCTTCTGCGTCAGCTTTGCGTGATTTCGCGCGGATTTGATTCGTTCGGCGAGTGTGCTCATTCGTTGGAATTTATAAGTTCCCTTATTGGCTTGCAAATAAGTGTCCTTCTACTTAGGATATAAGCATGCTTATTTGGAGGTTTCTTGCATGACCCCAATTGAAAAACTCGTCGACTTTTTTGGCGGGCAAACCAAGACAGCTTTGGCCCTAGATGTTTCCCAGGCCGCAGTCTCGTACTGGGTTGCCGGTATTCACACGATGGGGGCTGAAAAGGCATTTAAAGCGGAGGAGCTGACGGGCGGAAAAATCACGGCTCGAGACCTCTGTACGCGCCAAAAGGATCAGCAGTCCGCAGCTTGAGATGCCTTACCCATCAACCGATTGATGAAATATTCGCCCCAGTCTCGGCAGGGCGCCACGGAAACAAATTTGAGGTTTTACGAATGGAAGACTTTTTGGACGCGTGCCAGGCAGCAGTCAAGGGCAATAGCCCCAAAACGTTGGCGGCAAAGATGGGTATTCCGCACGTTGGCCTGCTTCAGCGCGCGAATCCGGATAATGAGGCACACCATCTTACTGTGGAGCACCTGTTCGGGGTCTTGTTGCATACAGGCGATATGCGCCCGTTGCAGGCCTTGGCCAATGAGTTCGGCTTTGACTTGGTATCGAAGTCGGCGCCGGAGCCGCAAGCGCTCACCAATTCGCTGATCAACGTCGGCAAAGAGGTCGCCGATCTGACCATCGCGGTTCACCAGGCGCTGGATGACAACCACGTCAGTTCTTTTGAGAAAAACTTGATCCGCCAAGAGATCAATCACGTTCGGCAGAGCCTAGACGTGATGGATGCCTCGGTGAAGGCTGCCTGAATCCCGGGCACAAAAAAGCCGACGGAGAAGGTCGGCTGATTCGCAAAACTAAAGAGGCCCGATTATGCAGAGCCAGCCAAGTTCTAGCAATACCCAGAACAATGTCGCGACACGGTTTCAGAGTTCGCAAAGCGTGTCGCAACACACGTCATCTCGTTTTGCCGAATTGAATATCGGAGCCTCGCTGTGAGCGTTCAAGCAATGTCATGGGCGCTGTCTTTGCCCACGCAAGTTCTCAAGGATGCCAGCGCACGGCACGTTCTGCTGTGCTTGGCCAACTATGCCGGATCGAATGGTGCTGGCGCGTTCCCGTCGGCCACTACGCTGGCTCAGGACACCGGTCTTTCCGAGCGCACCGTGCGTTACAAACTGAATGACTTGGAGACGTCCGGGCTGATCAAGCAGGGCAACCAGGCGATCGCTGCTGTTCACATTGATCGCCACGATCGCCGCCCAGTCGTTTACGACCTTCAACTGTTGCGGGGTGCAAATTCTGCACCCCGTTCCGAACGGGGTGCAGATGACGGCACGGGGTGCAATTCACAACAGAACGGGGTGCAACCTACGACAGAACGGGGTGCAGCGGCTGCACCCAATCCGTCACTTAACCATCAATTAACCGAAGAGCAGCAACAGCGCGAGATTGATGCCGCGATCGCAGAGCAGAACAACGCCGCAATCGAGCCGCAGGATAATCACCAGCGCTTCTCCATGTTCGCGACTTGGTTGCCGAACGAGAAAGCGTTGTCGGATCAGATCGCCATCGCGGGGCTTCCCACCGACTGCGTCCCTGACGAAGCGGTTCGCAAGTTCAAGGGCTTCCACTGCGCCAAGCCAAACACTCTCGATTCCGGCTCCGGCTGGTGCTACCGCCTGGTCCAGTGGGTGAAGCGTGAGCGAGTGCAGGCAGCAGGTCGTGGTCAAGAGCCTGATTTCAACGACACCAGTTGGGGTGATGACCTGGGAGGTCTGTGATGAAGTCTGTTTCGAGTGTGCTGCAAATGTTACCCAATGTGCCGTCGGCTGAGGTCGCGCCAGTGAAGGTGGATGCGGGTACCGTCCAAGTCATCAACGCACTGTTCCGCGAGCTGATGGCAATCTTCCCGGCGTGGAAGCAGGCTTGGCCTGATCAAGAGGCCGTCAACGCCGCGAAAGCCACTTGGACCAAGGCGTTCATGGCCGAGAAAATCACGACGGTCGAGCAGATTCGCTTCGGCATCGAGCAGTGCCGGAAGCTTGGCTCTGACTTCGCGCCGAGCGTAGGCAAGTTCATAAACCTGTGCCAGCCCACGCCTGAAATGCTTGGGCTGCCACCGCTCGAAACGGCGTTTCGCGAAGCGAGCCGCAATGTCCATCCGTCGATGGCCGGCCAAGCGAACTGGTCACATGATGCGATTTGGCACACGGCCAAGGAGTCGGGTTTCGAGAGTCTGAACCGCCTCGAAACCTCGCTGGCGCGCAAGCTGTTCGAGCGCAACTACGTGATCACCGTGCGCCGTTTGATCGATGGGTTGCCGCTCCAAAAGATGCCGCTGGCATTGCCCGCCCGAGTTGACGGCCGCCGTACACCTGAGATCGGAAAGAGAGCGCTCTCCGAGCTGCGCGCCATGAGATCGGGGGCTGCCCGTCATGCCTGACCGCCGCCTGGCTGTTCCTGAAATCGATACCTATCGCTTCGCAGTGTTCTGCTGCTCGTTCAAGGTCGATCTTAGTTCGCCGCCTGATCACGCGCTGGCGCTGTTTGCCGACGAGGCCATGGCCAAGCGTTATGGCTCGTGGATGTGGCCAGGGACCTACGAAGTCGTCGACGTAGTGACGGGGAAGCCTGCATGCGAGTGAGCTCGAGGAAGCTTCGCGCCTCGGCAAATGGCCAAGAGTGCACCGTCCGGATGCCAAACATCTGCAATCACAATCCAGAAATCACCGTCCTCGCGCATCTGCCTTGCGGGCAGAAGGGTATGGGCATGAAAGGTTTTGACACCGTGGCGGTGTACGCGTGCAACGCTTGCCACGACGTGATCGACGGCCGCGCCGCCGGCGAGATCGACTGGCAGGACGTGCCGCGCGCCATCGCCGAAACCCACGAAGCCCTGATCAGGGCTGGAATTCTCACCGTTAAGGGGGCCGCATGAGTACCGCCGCGGTGAAGATCACCGAAGCTGAGATCAAGCGCCAAGTGGCCGGCACCGTACAGGACGTACGCGACATTGAGAATAAGGGCCTGTACCTGCGCTTCAACAAGGCTCGAACCGGTGGCTCGTGGTACCTGGTGTTGAAGGGCAAGTGGAATCCCATCGGGACGTTCCCCGAGCTGACTCACAAACAGGTTGTAGCGGCGCTGCCGTCGCTTCGGCTGCGCCTGGCCGCCGGGGAGGGTGCGAGCCTGTCAAAGTGGAACGCTGTTGGCGAACTGCTGGACTGGTTCGCGGATCGCATGTCGCGCGATCGCAATCTGTCGACCAAGCGCAAGAACACCGGCGCCTCGATCATCAAGTGTCACCTTAAACCGCGCCTCGGCGAACTGCCCCTGATCGGTATCGACAAGGCTGCGCTCGACACCTTGCTGATGTGGCCGCTGCAAGAGATGGTTTCCATCGACTACGTGCGTTCCGCATTCCAGCTACTGGCCCTGGCTTTCCGGCAGGCGGCCAAGCTGGGGATGATCACGTCCAATCCGATGGCGGCGATCCGTTTCAACGACTTCTCCAAAGCGAAGGTCGGCATCAAGCCGTCCCGTCTGCGCGGCGTTCAGTTGGAAGGCCTGCTCGGACAACTGGCCGACGTCATGACCACGGCGCCGCTGGATTCGATGCTCGCACTGATGATGCTCTGCCATGGCACGCGGATCGGTGAAACCCGGATGGCGCGCTGGTCGCACATCAGCCTTGCCGAGCGCGAATGGTTCATCCCGGCCGAGAACACGAAAACCGGTGTCGAGCATCACCTGCCCCTGACCGAGCAAGTGTGCACGCTGCTGACCCGGTACCGCGAAGGCCAGTTCGCCCGAGGCTATGAGGGCCAGAGCCTATTCCCTGCGCGCAACGGCAAGGCGCTGGGCGAGGCTCAAGGTTGCGCAGTGTTTCGTCGGTTGGGGCAGGGCGAGTGGACCAGCCACGACCTGCGCAAGGTGGCTCGCACCGGTTGGGCAGACCTCGGCGTCGACCACCTGATTGGTGAGCTGCTGATCAACCACGCGATGGGCCACAACGTGAAGGTTTACATCCAGTCGGACGTGATGAGCCGCAAGCGTGATGCCCTCGAGCAGTGGCACGCGCATCTAGATCAGAAAGGCTTTGCAGCGATTCATGGATTGACCGGCTTTAGATTTGAAGATTCCGGTAATCCGCTGCAAGCCACAGACCATAAGGCCTGCAAGGCCATTGAAGAAACAACCATAGGCGAGGTTTAAAAATGGGAAAACTACTGGCCGCTCCTGCCTTCGTCGGTGATGTCGACCTTGTCCGCTTTCGCAATGAAATCGCCATGCACGCCCTGAACTCCATGGTGATCGCAGGAGGCTGGGGATATACCGACGGTGAGAGCAAGCGTCATAACTACCAGTTCATGGTCGATTATTTCGATGCGGCATACCGGTCTGCTGATGAGCCGCTGAAAGCGAGGGAGAGGCGTTAATGATCAAGGCTCAACAACTCGACTTGGCCAAGTGCCAGGTATGCCGTGGTCGGGCAGTAATCAGAGGCGTATTCCATGAACTGGCTTGCGTGCAGTGCAATGCATCGGGCTGGGTCACCGCGGAAACCGGTGAGGCGTTGCCGCTGGAGGTGCTGGTGAGGCAGCTGAGCATTCGTCTCCAGTCTGCAGAACAGCGAATCGCTACATTGAATTCCTTCAAGCCTGCGGGCGCTGAAGCGCAATACCAACAGAACAACGGCCGCGGCGCCGGCGGCACCAACTACACAGGGGATTAACTATGAACACAAGAAAACCGTTGCACCGCCCTTTGGGCGATACCGAGTACATGCTAGAACAATGGGGTTGGTGGCGTTTGGATGGGGTGGGGCTTCCTGGATATACATCTCCGGCGTTCGCCATAATGCGCGACCATCTTCCGTCGGCATCGAAATCATTTTCAATCACTGACGAGCTGGCCATGGCCGTGGATGGCGCGGTCGCACGTTTGTGCCGCCGGGATCAACAGATGGGCGATATTCTCTGGCTTTACTACGGAGCCAAATGGCCCATGGTTCGAGTCGGAAGATATTTCGGGTTGAGCGAGGGGAAGACAAGAGAGCTGGCCAGAGCCGCATCGGCTTGGGTGGATTGCGTTCTAACTAGCTCTCTAGAAGCTGCCTAATTTGGTTCATTGAAGGGGGGGCAGTTTCTAAGCCGATTCAGGGCTTATCAGCCTTTGACTGACGTGTTAACTGCTCGACTTTTTGAGAGATCATTAAGTAAACATTTGTTGAGAACATGCCGACCAAGATTGCCACGAGAGCGAGAGTGTAAAAATCACTCTGACCTGAGATGACTGCATCTTTTGGGAGGTTGGCCTTATCGATGTGCGGCGCTATTAGGGCAATCAAAACGCCGCTCTTGATGCTAACCCAAGAAAACACACCCATAAGCCCGGATGAGACAATAAGTCCCCCTTTATGGTCCGGCGTTATGTCCGATATCAAAGTTCTTGCAAACGCACCTAGAGAACCAAGCACAAAAGGAACGGTCAACAAAATCAGAGCGTTGATTGCTTGGTTGATGGTTTTAAGGGTGGCGGTGTCGATGTCGTAGATTTCTGGATTTCGAGCGGATAAAAAGAAGAAAATAAAGATCACGATCCCAGCTGCACTCATCATGACCATTCTGTTCATAAAGCTCTTCTTTTGAAGTGCTAGACGAGCCTCATATGCATCGTTTCGAAGCTCTTCCAATTGCGCCAGTCTTGAAAGTTCGTCAATGGATGGAGCTGCGTTTTCAGAGTTTCCAATGCCACCCTCAGCACTGTCTCTGTCGCGACCCGGAAATTCGGAGATGTTGTCGTCCTGGGATGGTCCTTTCGTGTTCATTTTCTTCCTAGGTAAATTCAGCTTGGCATCCCATTGGATGCGGATTTGGTGTTGAACGGCGGCATTATCCGTACTGACAGAGTTTTCAGAAAGCACTTTTCCGCGCGGAATAACTCTGTTTTCATAGCACCGTGCACAGCTGATACAGCGCGGCACCAAAATACAGCCCGGTCATTGAATCGGGCTTTTCGCTTTTTTGGCCTCGGCATTCGCCGGGGCTTTTTCGTTTTCGGCTCCACCACACCCATCGCTCCGAGCTGGGAGTGCTGCTGGAGCCGAACCTATCAACGACGCCACCAGGGCTTTGAGCAATGACAAATGAACAGCAAGCGCTGGCAGAGATGCCGATTTGGTTAGTGATCGTCCTGGCCTTGGTCGGTGGCGTGTCGGGAGAGATGTGGCGCGCCGACAAGGACGGGGCGCGGGGCTGGGCGTTGTTACGCAGGCTCGCGCTTCGCTCCGGTGCCTGCATTGTCTGCGGGGTCTCGGCGATGATGCTGATGATTGCCGCCGGGATGTCGCTGTGGACGGCGGGCGCCTTGGGTTGCCTGACGGCAATGGCCGGCGCGGATGTTGCCATCGGCTTGTACGAACGCTGGGCTGCCAAACGGCTTGGCGTGTGCGATGTCCCT